TTAAGCTTTGTAACCTTGCTAAGTTCCCTGAACGAGCCGCTAAGTTTGTTGACCTCTTGCAGGCCATCGATCCTCAGCTCTACGAGCAGCTCTTCAATTCTCTTAGCCATTCCCCTTGTCCTTGTGAAGCTCGGCCAGGGCTGCGGATTCCATGATCTGTAAGTCCTCCAGCATGGCGCGCCTGGCCTTTACATCATAAAGCTCGAACAAGCCGCCAGCACACACGAGCACCTCGTATTTCATGCCGGTGTAGCCCGCCATGCTGACTTGCCACTGCGTACTCATGCGCAGGAACATCATTACGGCGTCCCAGTTCTCGTCCCACACCACGCACTCCACGGGCTTGGCAGGTGCGTCCACCTTGGGCAAGACCAAGCCAAACGCCTTCGCGTCATCCTTGGTTTCGTCCTTAACTTGCTGCGACCCACCGGCCCAGTAGATCGCAGCGTCTTTTAGTTTCCCTCCCGTGCCGCATCAAAGGTTTCGGTGTACGCCTTCAAGACGCCACGAATCCAGTAGGGGTCGTCGGCAAACTCTTTCAGCGCAGCCTGGGAAAACGGTACGGGCTTGTCGTCTTCATCGCTGATGCCGTCCCAGCCGGTCATCACCGCTTGGAGCATCTGAACGTCACCCTTGGCGCTCAACTTGGCGAAATCAGCGCGCCCCAGTCGCTTGAACGTGGCGTCGAACGTGCTGGAATCGAAGGTGCCGCCATCTGCGGGCTCCTCGACGGTCACAGGCCACTTGAATGTCTTGACCTTCTTGCGGATAAATGCCACGAGAAATCGGTTAACTGCCCCAAGTGTAGACCATAAAAAAGCCGCCACGTCGCAACATGGCGGCTTGGCGGCTTGGCGGCGTGGATCAGGTGTAGACCAAGCTGAACTCGTCGTTGCCGGCGGTGCTGGGTACAGCAGTGAAGGGGATGGACAGCATGTGGATACCGTCTTGATCTTCGTAGCTGGGATCGCCAATGTCGATCTTGGTGGATGAGAAATCGAAGATGTTACCCGCTGTTTGACCGTGCTGGAACAGCAGGTTGCCCAGTGTGCCGTCGGAAAGGGCTGCTGTGAAGAAGTCCTTTGCTGCGATGGTCGGGGCTTCAAGCACGACGGTGCCGGTGGTGGCACGATCAGTGATCAGCACCTGCTTAGAGCAAGAGATCAACTCGCGGTAGACGATGGTGTTGCCAAGGTCCAAGTTGATTGACTGCAAGCAGCCGACGTAGCTAAGTAGCTGGAAGTCGGTGGTGTTGCCGTTCTTGAAGATGAGCGGCGTTGCTTGGTTGGCATAGGTCACGGAAGGAGCAACCGTGTCCGTAGGAGCGTTGTAGATCCCGGTGAAAGTGAAGTCGATCGTGGGGATCTCGCCTACTGCACCGTTCAAGGTGAAGGTGCCGCGAGCGCCAGTGACCTTGTGCAGTACGCCATCAATGTTGTAATAGATGGTGATGCTGCTAAACGAGGCACTAACCGGCGCATAGGTGACCGACGTGGTAGCAACAAGTGTTTCGCTCAGGCCACAAGCTTTCAGTGCCTTGCCGTACTGGGGTGCAGTACCAGCCGTGCCGGAACCTGCCAGCTCAACGCTGAAGGTGCATTCAACGCGGGTGTTAGCAAGAAGCTGCTCGGACGCGCCCAGGTAAGGGCGAACCAAGTCGCGGCTGACCACATCGCTTTGAAGGGGCACAACACTCAAGTCGCGCACCAGTACAGCATCTACACCTGTAGGCACCGGGTCAGTGCCGTATGTCGATTCAGACTCAATCAGGATCAGCCGCTTGCGTGTAAGAAGTGGCATGGGAAATTACCTCTTGGATTTCAGGGGGGCCCGCCATTTCCGGTGGGAGAGTGCGCTGCACGAGTGTGCGAACGCCGGTTTCGGGATCAAGGATGTACGAGCCACCCTGTCCTTGGTACGCATCTTCAACAATAGGACTAGGGGCTTGGTACACAGGCTCAAAGCGGCGGCGTGATGTCATTGGGTGAGGTCGTCAACTTGCGTGCGGTAAAGCACGTCGTACTCACACGAGATTACTCCGGCGGGTTGATCAGCTTCGACGATGTTGAACGAGGTCTGCACAGGTTGCACGTCGATCGCCACGCCGCCAAGGGTTAGGTCGGCCATGATGCGGCCATGTAAATCGACGATCGTGGGGTCAGCGGCTTGATCGGGCACCGTGGCGCGCACGATCACCACGACACGAACACGCAACGTGCTGTCGAGCGTGGGCAGGCTGGTGTTTTGTTGGTAGTTGATCGTGGCAGGTTCGACAACGATCGCGGGTGTTTCGTTGCGTGCCATCGGCTCCACGCGACTGCGGTATATGCGCGTACCTACGCCTACGGTGCCTTGCAAAGCCGTAAAGATTGCCGCAAGGATTTGTTCGCGTTTACTTGGCATCGTAACTCTCTAGAAAACTTGGGGCACCTGGATCAACGCCCCTTGCAAGTATCGCAACAGCACGCTTGTAGTAGTAGCAATCCGTCTTACCTGCACGCTCCAAGGCTTCCTTCACCTTGGTCCAGTTTTCGCGGGTGCGGGGGTCCACGTCTTACAGCACTTCGGAGGCAACGATGCGACCGCGCCTGAAGCTGATGTCGTTGCTGTCTGAGTGGTTGGCAATGAAGAGTGACACCTCGTCATTATTTTCCACTTGAATCATCCAGCTTGTCACCAGCTTGGCTTCTTCGCTGCCGCTACCGGTAAAGGCGCGGCATTCGGTTGCATCAATCTCCACGCCGTTGTACGCAAGTTTGATGCCAAGCACCTTGTTATTTCCGCTAATCGTCCGTGCGTCGATGCTGCCATAAAATCGCAGCAGCTTGCTTGAGCCGCTGGTGTTCTTCAACGCAAATGCGTGACTGGTACCAAGCGCTATGCCGCTAGCGGTGCTTGAGTCAAGGATGCCAGTCATCCCAGTCGTGACATAGACGCTTTGCGTTGCGATGTCGACCGTGCCGCTATCCATCTTGCTTGCCTGACCGCGAGCCATCGCCGCAGTGGCGGCTGGGTAATACTGCAGTGCGCTCCAGGCAAGCGTGCCATCGCCTGCCTTGAACTTGCGTGTATCAGTCTCAAGGCCGACTTCGCCATTGCCTAGCACGGGGTTTGCTGCCGTCCATGCAGCAGCGGTGTCACGCCTCAACCTGATCCGTGCAGTGCTACTCATGCTGCGCCACCATCCATGTCATTACCATCAGAGTAGACGGCCGATGCACCACCACCGTCGACTTCAGGATCAAGTTGCACCACGGATGCAGGGTCAATCACCAAGTTGGCGCTATTGCCATCTATAGGTGTCGCTGACACTTGGTATGGCGTCTCCATGGAGCGCTGCAGCATCAGTTCGACGAACTGGCCGTCATCCATGAACTGCACGTTGCGCACTGTGTACGCTGCACCGTTCACGTTGACCTGGGAGCCATGCAGCAAGTTGCCAAAGTCAGACGATCTCGCCGTGACCTTGTAATCCGTGGTCAAAACCACGCCATCCGCCACAATCTCACTTGGCATGTCAAAGATGCCAAGGCCCGTGACCGAGCCTGCCGTGACCGTTACGCCGAAGTCGGCAAGGAATAGGTCGAGGTCTTCGGTGAATGCCATGTGAGCAGTTTAGCCTGCTGCCGTGGAAAAGCCGGCGTGGTCATCGAGGTGATGACCACTACGAGGGTTCAGGGGCATAAGGACCGGTGAGCTGACCGTGCTCGTCAATTACTCCAAAATCGCGGAGAAATTGTTTGGCGGCAACACGGTCACCGGCCATGGCACGGTCGAGCAGGGTAGGGGCTTCCAACTCTTCAACGAGATCTTCCAGCAGTGCAACCCGAACGCCGTGAAGCGTGCCTTCGTCGCTGTAACTGTCCCAAGCAGTAGCCAGATGCGTGAGCACATTAGCAATACCATGGCGCACACTCTTGCCTTCCTCGAACTCGTCGATCAATCTTTGGGCGCGGCTGGTTAGATGGTCAGTCATGCCTCGACTCGCTGCCATTGGACTGAACCAGCGATCTGTTCGCAGCCAACTACGCAGCAACCATCAGATAGCCAGTCCTCACACAGCAGGGACAGCAGCCTGTTCCGCATTTCAGGGTCTGCCCAGCGTTCCACGTCGATGCGGTGATACAGCGGATCGTTCCGGTCAATGCCAATGCAGTAGCGATTGGTGATTAGATCGTCGTCGCCATAAGAGGCAACTGAAATCAGGAGGGTGACGTAGTTGTGCTCAGTCATTGAAGTTCAAGTCTCTAGTGTGCAAGTCCTGTGTGGGCGCAGTCGTAGTGCGAAGATCTTGTGTGGTGGG